GGTGCCCCTTGCCCTCTTTGAACGCAATGCCGTATTTTTTTGCCCTGGCTTCAGCTTCTTTTCGAAGTTTTTCGCGTTCTTCGGCGGTCACTCAGTTCACCTCCTTTCGATAGTAATCCATCTACTTGAAAATCTCCGGGTTATCCCGTATAACCTGATACAAAGCAGTTTCGAGTATTGTTATTTTTTCATGTGGTAAATTTAGTTCATATCGATAGTTGATTTGCTCAATAATTTCATGAATCAAGGTAGATTCTTTATTCTGTTGAGGAAGTGTTTCCTCTATCTCAATTTCAAGTGAATTGCCACAACTACGACCATTAGCCCCAAAATCCCTTCCAAGAAACGGCACTATCTTGCACGTATACTCGCAACCGCCTATTTTGACCTTCTCTGGTATTCTCATTCTAAACCCCCGTTTCTGCACATAACAAAAGCGCCTTGGCTTTCGCCTTAGCGCTTTTTAGCATACTGTCCGGTTTTCATGTCACGCACCACCAGCTTTTGGTGTATCGGGTGTACCTCAATCCTTTTTGCCGGTGGATTTCGCCGTATCTGTGTCTGTTGGCTTTGGCCTCGTTTTTCCACCATCCACCACCCCAAACTTGTCGTAGGCCAGATCACGCTTTATCTTTTTAATGTCCTTTTCGATCGGCTCCAGCGGGAAGTTTATGCCGATGCCGTAGGTCATATTAACCCTCCTTTTCAATAAACAATTTTTCTCCATACATTTCTTCATATTTTCTGTTCATTAATCTTAATTCCTGCTTGATCTGCTCTGGTGCTTGAGGGTCAATCATATATCCATCGGTTACAGGTATTAAATATTTTTCATATTCAGCCGTTATGATCATTTTATTGGCCTCCTATCCCCAGCAATATATTCACAACTGTTTTTGCTGTTTCCCTGGGATTGCCGTCCAAATACTCTGCTATGCTTTCTGCAATAAATTCCTTTGTATTTGTAAATGCATACCTGGATAAATATTTTGCATATTCTTGAGAACCCTTTTTGGTTTTTAACACTTCCTCTTGAATATTTTGTCGCAATTCATTTATTTGTTTTATTCTACGATTATACTCCGACTCATTTAGGATAACTTTAATACTGTAATCTATAGCATGCCCTATTTCATGCCTAATAGTGTGAAGTTCTGAAGGAGTGGACCAAAAGCCAATTCGATGCTGTTGTTCTGCCTGCTGTTTAAGTTTAGCCAAGAAATCTTTGCGGGATACATTTCGCAACCATATTGCTTCGTGCTTAGGTGAATACGCACCTTTCCAACTTGTAGGATAACCCTTCGGGAATGTTCCTATATGCTTTAGCTCTTCGATGTTACCGAACGTCTGCTTAGCTTTCAATAATTCGCTATTTATCGCATTAGTAACAGTAACATGGTATTTTGAATAATCTGCTTCTATATTGAGTACATCTTTCGCAAACCTTTCAGCTTCTTTCTTTGTTTTTGCAGCTTTAAATATAGTTGGCTGTGTTTTTGTTGCTTCGTTCCGTGGGCCTTTGTATATCTCATTGTACCACTTTTCCAACTCCTGGTCACTACTTGGATCATCGCGCCATTTTTTTAGCCTTTCCACGAACTTTTCCGGTTCCTCATGTACCGGTACCAGAACGCATAAGCAGTTCGGGTGAGCAGGCATGGGTGGTTCGTTCCCAGGAGAATATACTCCCCGGCCTAATCCCTCATCATGTTCGGCAAGAGTGTCACATATGTCAACCACCGGGTGACTGTGTGAAAGTACCCACTTCATGCCGATATAGCTTGGGCTGACCCTTGCCGCTGCAATCGTCCCCTCACCGAATGCCGCAGTCATTTCGGTCCTAGCCAACCGAAGAGCCTCATAGCAAATATCCTTGGGTATTCTACCTCCCATCCGCTCCATCATATTGGGATAGTTTGCAGCTAATGTGCTTTTCCCTTGTCTCACATACTGCTGCAGCATCCTAGCTGTTTTCACGGCATCCTGCCCGGTGGCAACCGCCTCTTGGATCATGTCCCGCATGACGTTGCGGAAGTTATCACCTTGCTTCCAGATTCGATCCGAAAGAAACAGTCCTTTCTTGGTTCGAGCCCAACAGGCCTCGACCGCTTGCGTATTAACACCAGCAAATAAATGCCGTAAGCCAGGCAGCTTTATTCCAGCTCTTTCAAATAGGTTTAGTGTGACAGCCTGGCTGTATCCGCCCCCAGCATCAACAGCTTGCTCAATGTACTGCTCGAATGCTTTAGTGAGGTTGCCAGTTAATCGGTCCGCTTCTGTCCGAAGCGCTGCTTCAAGTTCCTCTAATTGCCGCTTTCTGAGATAACTTGACGGCGTTTTCAGGGCCAGTTTTCGCAGTTCCNTTGCNACTCTATCTGCAGCCCTAATATAAAGACCCCGNANTTCGGGGTCCTGCTTCAAGCGCAATTCAATATACTTCTTCCGTGCCTCCAGTGCCCAGCGCCGATAAGCACCGGCAGCGTCTTTGATTTCGTCTATTTCCCGGGCCATTAGCTTTCAAGCTCCCTCTCAATTTCCTGCCGCTGCTCTTCCAACCCTTCTCCATCCTCCANCCGGCGGCGCATGATCCAGCTCTTNATTATGCGCTCTCTTTCTCCCGGTATAGTTGGGTCATCGGTAGCGTACTCCTGCATTGTATCAATGTACTGCTGCAGCAGTTTACAGCAGCATCAAGACTAATAAATCCACCCATAAGGGCAGTATTAAGCGCATTCACCAAGGTNTTAATGGTGTCTGCGTATTCCTTTTCATCCCTTTCAATAACCGCATCCCAGGNGATTCCTACTTCGTAGCTCTCGTATTTTTTCCCGGTAATCTTACTTTTCATTACCAAAAGCATCCGGGCCAGGGTCTGCCAGTTCTCTGTCACCATTTCACGTTTTCTCGCTACCCGGCGAATGAGCAAAGGCATTTGCTCTTTTACGCTGGCGTGACTGCTGGGAGTATGAACGCCGAAGGCAAACTCAGGAACCTCGGAAACGTCAACAATGCAATAGAAAAGTAGTTTGAGTAAAGCTTCTGCATCACCAATTGTTGATTGCGCCTCGATAAAGCTGGCATCTTCTTCGTCAGTAAAGATAAGTAATTCATGGCCTTTTAAGTCAATGTTTGCCTGTTCACCCCTCTGTACTGCCTTTAGTGCCTCGGGAAAATTATTCTGTAAGAAACTCTGCACATCTTTGAGTTTCAACTTTAACCTAGGTGTGCTATGCATCTTGCTACCCTGCATGGCGTGGAGCATAACGTCGTGGTAGGCCTTCAAATAAGGCTCCACTNCCTCCAGTTCACTTGTGCNNTATAGCTCTGTTTCCTCCGGNTCGTTCTTGAAGTGAATAATCGGAATAAACCCCCAAGGGTTAGGCCGTATTTCACTAGTCAGGCCTTCCGGAGAGTCACCCTCCACTTTGACAATAATTTCTTCGGCCGTAATCCTTTGCATAACAGCATATTCTCTTTGTCCAGCGTGCCATTTTGCTCTGGCCTCGATTGTGTATGCCTTTGGCCTCCTGGTAATCGGGTCAAGCTCAATATCCNCTATCTGCTNTGGNGGAATGATAATAAANTCAATCCGGTTTTCTTCATCTGGATAAAGCGGGTCATCGTTCTCCAGGTTGGCCAGCNTCACAAAACAGTCGCCATCCCGNANNCANAGCTGATGTACCCTCTGCATTCGGCTAACCCAANGGCTTATATGCTCATCCAAAACTTCCTGGNCCTCTTCGTCCTNACNNCGGAANCNNGGTACACCCATGAANCCTGCCAGAGTGTTTATGATAGGCTTGGCAAACCCGGCGCCCAGCTTGTAATCATCATGGGTGTTGTGATACAGCTGCCGGGCCAGGTCATAGTCAACCCGGCTACTGTTCAACACATATGGTACGTTCCAGCTACCGCCAATAAGGTTGCCAAATTTGCCGAAAACGCCTTGTCTGAGTTTTGATATTTCACCAACGGCTTTTTTAAACCATCCTTGTTTAGCCATAGATTCTCGCTCCCCTTAAAAGATCAATGCCGGTCGTATTAACAACCTTTCTCGTCAGCATCTCAAATGCACCACTTACAGCATCAACTTGGTCATCGTGAGCCCCATTAGGAAACACTTCTACCTCATCCAAGAAGTCGTTTATCCACGGGCCCCTCACCAACTTCACATTTCCAGCCTCAGCAGCTGAACTAACGGGATTTGCCCTTATCTCTTTAGATCCGGTTGTTTTATTACCATAAAAAGCAAAACCGGCCAATACTCTGCGCCGGTAATGATCTATAGTGTTAACCCCGCTACTGCCAGGTTCTTGTTCCATGTAGATTGTTACTTTCTTGCCGTCTAATTCGGCTATCTGCTTTATCAATGCCTCTACGCCTTTTGGTGTGCTTCTGGTTCGTTTTATATCGACGATGTAATAAATCCCATCCTTTTCAGCCATAAGCGCTCCCGCCGTCCAGTCCGGGTCTTTGCCCGGTTTGGGTTCCGTAGCCGCCAGGTCCCAGTACCTGACCAGCCGGGCATCGGCCGGGTAGCTGTCAACAATCTCAAACCATTCCCGCTTAAACTTGTTGCCGGCTTCCCTTGCGGTCCAGTCCCCTTTCAGCAGCTGTTCTCGGGTTATCGGGTCTAAGTGCATCAAGCTTTTTATATACTCGTCCCGGTCAATATGAGGGTTGTCGTCCAAACTTGCCGGTACAAAAGGCTTACCTCCCACGATAAACCGTTGCTTAACCCATTCATGCCCGACACCGCCAGGGTTGCTAGCTGACCGCATCCGGAGCGGTATGCTTGAACCCTCTAGCCGCCGGAGCCTGGAGAATAAGTAACGATATTGG